GTTGTGCTTGATGGTGACTTACAAGTTAATGGTACTACCACAACTGTAAACGCTGAAAACCTTTCAGTTTCAGATAACATGATCTACATGAATGGTGCTGAATCTGCTGGTTCACCAACGCAATCAATTGATATTGGTTGGGCTGGTAACTACAACGAAGGTGGTACATATGCTCATGCTGGTTTCTTCCGGGATGCTACAGATCAAATCTTTAAAGCATACGATGGTTATACACTTGAACCAGATGCTGCATCACAAATCAATACTGGCCATGGTTCATTTGCATTAGCTGATATTCAAGCTGCAACGTTTATTGGTGATTTAACTGGTAATGCAAACACTGCTTCAGCATGGGTAAACAGCCGTAACATCACATTAAGTGGTGATATCACTGGTTCTACAACTGGTGTTAATGGTAGTGGTAACATTACTATTACTAACATGGCAATTGGTGCTGGTACTGTTGGTTCAACAGAACTTGCAAGTGCTTCAACATTGTTGATTAAGAACTCAGCCGGTACTACTGTTAAAACAATTATTGGAGCAGGTGCTTAATTAAATGGCTAACCCGAACTCTCGACAAACATTAATTGACTATTGCTTACGGCGCTTAGGCGCACCTGTTATTGAGATTAATGTTGATGAGGATCAAATTGAAGATCGTATTGATGAAGCTATTCAATACTATCAAGAGTATCATTCAGATGCCACTAAAAAGGGATATCTGAAGCATAAATTGACCTCAACCGACATCACAAATAAATACGTGACTTTGAGTAGTGATATTCAAACGGTGTCGAGTATGTTCAGGGTTAACTCCACATTTTCCCAAACCGGCAATATGTTCGATATCAAATATCAAATGGCTTTAAACGACATTTGGGATCTCGCGACATTTGCCGGTGATTTGGCTTATTACGAACAAATTCAACAATACCTTTCAACTTTAGATATGAAATTGAATGGTGCTCCACTAGTTAACTTTGTACGTAGACAAAATAGACTTTATATCTATGGTCATATTGAAGATAAAGATTTAGAAGAAAATGATTATATTGTTTTAGAAACATATCAAACAATTGATCCAGATTCTTTTACATCAGTGTATAACGATATGTGGTTAAAATCATACGCCACATCTTTACTTAAATTGCAATGGGGCATGAATTTAATTAAATTTGAAGGTATGCAATTACCCGGAGGAGTTATCATCAACGGAAGACAAATGTTTGATGACGCTCAGGCTGAGATCCAAGAATTACAAGAAAAGATCCGGCTAGAGCATGAGCTTCCGCCAGACTTTTTTATGGGATGATTAAATGGCACGTAATATTTACTTCTCAGAAAAAGTAAAATCTGAACATGAGCTATATGAAAACATTGTCATAGAATCTTTAAAGATTTATGGATCAGATGTTTATTATATTCCTCGTGATTTAGTAAATGAAAATACTATTTTCGGCGAAGATGCTGAATCATCATTCAATTCTGCTTACAAAGTTGAAATGTATATCGACAATATAGAAGGATTTGAGGGAGAAGGAGATCTTTTCTCTAGATTCGGTGTTGAAATACGAGATGAGGCAACATTTGTAGTATCCAGACGTAGATGGACACAAACTGTTGCTAGATATGATAATGATATTGAAAGTGAAAGACCTCGCGAAGGTGATTTAATTTACTTACCTCTTTCTAATTCTACTTTCCAAATTACTCATGTTGAACATGAGATGCCATTTTATCAGATTGCAAACTTAAACGTATTTAAATTACGTTGTACTTTGTTTGAATATACTGGTGAAGATTTGGATACTGGAATTGCAGCAATAGATGATATTGAAACTGATTTCACTTATCAATATATTCTTACATTAGATTCAGATTCAATTGCTACTGTTCCTGGTCATACCGCTAGTATGACTTTAAGTGATGGTGTAATAGTATCTGGAGAAGTTGTAAAATATTCTGATAGTGATAACTTATTATACTTAGCGCATGTTGGTGCTGATGATGGTAATTATCATACGTTTGCTGCTGGAAGAACAATTACTATTAGTGGTAGAGGGACCACATGGGACGGAGCTTTAATTGATTCAGATCTTACAGTATTAAGTGTTTCTGAACTAAATAATCTTTCAAATAATGAACAAAACGATTTCTTTGACACTGAAACAACAGATTTCTTAGACTTCTCAGAAAATAATCCATTTGGAGATCCTAATTAATGAGTGATGATATTTTTGATTTTGGATTTACTACAGTTAATGAAGAAGAACTTCAAGCTGTACAAGAGACAACTGCAAAGGTAGAACTATCAGCAGCCGAAGCTAAGACTGCACAAGAGAAATTAGACAAATTATATAATGCAGTAATACCACTTTTAAATAATTTAAAAAAGAATCCAGAAAAAGAATACATATTGTGGCCTAATAGACTAAAAAAAGTAGAAGAATTTGAAGACCATTTACAAGGGATTTATAACAGCTAATGTTTGGTGCACATTTTTATCACGAAAAAACTAAAAAATGCGTTGCAGCATTCGGAAGGCTGTTTAACGACATTTATGTAGTGCGCAAAAATAGTAGTGGTGGTGGAATATCTCAGATAAAAGTGCCATTATCGTATGCACCAAAGTCAAAGTATTTAGATAGAATTAGAGAAAATCCTAATTTAGATACTGATACAAAAGTAGCAATTAAACTCCCAAGAATGTCTTTTGAGATTACNAGTATTGCATATGATACTACACGCCAATTGTCTAAGTTGAATAATATTCAAGGGTTGACGTCAAGTACTACTGCACGTAACAAATTGTTTACAGGTGTCCCATACGTTTTATCTTTTCAATTGAATATTTACGCGAAATCTCAAGATGACGCGTTACAAATTGTTGAACAAATATTACCAACGTTTAATCCTCAATATACTCTAACTATGATTCCTTTTGGTACTGAGTATCCATCATTTAGAGAAGATATCCCAGTTAGTATTGCTGGTGTTGGATTTACTGATGACTTTGAAGGAGAGGTTGCCGCGCGCAGAACAATTATCTATAATTTAGATTTTGAAATGCGTGTACAATATCACGGTGGTATTGGTCAAGCTAATGTTATCCGTCAAACAACTTCGCGATTATATAATATTGGTGGTGGATTAGCTGATTCTGATTTAAGATTAGAAACAATTATTAGTAACCCAGATCCACTAACAACTATTGGTTCAGCTGATAGTGATTTTGGATTTACTAGAACATACTATGGTGCAGATAGTGACGGATGATAAATCTAAACAAGATTATGAGTATTCGCGTGATACGTATTACGAATTAATTGAAAAAGGTAAAGATGCTCTTGAAGATATGATTCAAGTTGCTAGAGAATCTGAGCATCCTCGAGCTTTTGAAGTTTTATCTACATTAATTAAAAATGTTTCAGACGTTAACGATAAATTAATGGATTTAAATAAAAAACAAAAAGAGCTTGACAGAAAAGATGAGCCAAAGGTTGAAAATCAGCAAAATAATTTCTTTTTATCAACAGCTGAAGTTCAAAAAATGTTGGCACAAGGTGATATAATTGATGCAACTCCCACAGACGATAGCGTACCTCGGTAATTCAAACGTCAAACGTGATGGAGTTCCTGAGCAATGGACTCCAGAAAAATTAAAAGAATATAAAAAATGCATGGAAGATCCAGCGTATTTTGCCGAGAAGTATCTTAAAGTAATTCACTTAGATAAAGGATTAGTTCCATTTAAGCTATATCCTTATCAACGCGAAATGTTTGACCATTTTAATAATAACCGTTTTTCTATTGTTCTTGCATGTCGACAATCTGGCAAATCAATTAGCTCTGTTGCGTATTTACTTTGGTTTGCACTATTTCATTCAGAAAAAACAATTGCTATTCTTGCAAATAAAGGAGCAACTGCACGCGAGATGCTTGCACGTGTTACATTAATGCTTGAAAATATACCATTCTTTTTACAACCTGGATGTAAAGCACTTAATAAAGGTTCTATTGAATTTTCTAATAATTCTAGAATTATGGCGGCAGCAACTTCAGGCAGCTCTATTCGTGGTATGTCTGTTAATTTATTGTATTTAGATGAGTTTGCTTTTGTGGAGCGCGCGACTGAGTTTTATACGTCCACATATCCAGTTGTATCTTCTGGTAAAGATACAAAAGTAATTATTACTTCTACCGCTAATGGTATTGGTAATATGTTTTATAAGATATGGGAAGGCGCAGAACAAAAAGTAAATGAATTTAAATCTTTTAGAGTTGATTGGTTTGATGTTCCTGGAAGAGATGAAGAATGGAAAAATCAAACAATATCAAATACCAGTCAATTACAATTTGACCAGGAGTTTGGAAATACTTTTTTCGGTACTGGTGATACTTTAATTAATGCCGAAGTTTTAATGAAACTTAGAGCAAAAAATCCAATTAAAGTAATGGAAGGTGGAGACCTATTAATATACAAAGAGCCTTTAAAGGGTCATGAATATATTATGACAGTCGATGTAAGTAAGGGAAGAGGACAGGATTATTCTACTTTTAATTTGATCGATATTAGTACTAGTCCATTTGAGCAAGTAGCTGTTTATCGCCGCAATACTATCTCTCCAATACTCTTCCCTAACATTATATATAAGTATTCGGTTTCTTATAATAATGCATATGTTGTTATAGAATCAAATGATCAAGGCGCTGTAGTTTGTAATGGATTATATCATGATTTAGAATATGAGAATATGCACGTAGAATCAACTGTTAAATCAAATGCTTTAGGTATCAATATGAACCGTAAAGTAAAACGGTTAGGCTGTTCTGCAATTAAAGATATTATAGAAAATTATAAAATAGATATCGTTGATGAAAATACTATTTTAGAAATTTCAACATTTACTTCTAGTGGTCAATCATTTGAAGCTTCTGATGGTAATCATGACGATTTAATGATGAACTTAGTTATGTTTGGTTATTTTGCAACAACACAATTTTTTGGTGATATGACTGATATTGATCTAAAACAAATGTTGTTCGAACAAAAAATGCAAGATATTGCTGATGATATAGTACCCTTTGGATTTATTGATGATGGATCAGATTTTATTGAGTCATTAGATAATGAAAAACCTGAGTGGTTTGTTAAGTTTGATTAAATTATAAATATACATGAAATTGAAAAACACCGTATTATGTATCGTATAATCTGAACCTAAAAAGGGAAAGCACATGGCATTATTTACACCATCAGCATCTCCTGCAGTAGTCGTAAAAGAGATTGATCTCACAGGCGGAGTACCGAATGTGCAGACCTCTACAGGCGCAATTGTAGGAAACTTTAGATGGGGGCCTGTTGGCGAAAGAGTCTTAGTTGCTAATGAAGCAGGACTAATTCAAACATTCGGCGCTCCAAATCTAACCGCATCAACTGCACAAGATTTTCATAACGCAAGTTACTTCTTGCGCTATTCAAATTCGCTGTACGTTGTTAGAGAAGCAACAGACGAAGCATTAAATGCTCAGACTCATAAAACTGGAGTAGATCCAGTTGCAAAAGCTGTTAACAACAAACCAGCATTTGACATTACTACATTCGATAGTGGTCAAACATTCATTGCTAAATATCCAGGCGATTTAGGCAACTCACTTAGAGTTTCTATCTGTCCGCCAGATTCAGCAGGCGGATCAAGTTTCGCAGACTGGATCTATAAATCATCTTTTGATGGCGCACCAAGCACATCATCTTATGATTCAGCCCGTAACGGTATTTCCACAGAAGTACACATCGCAATTGTCGATAAAAACGGCGAGTTCACTGGTACAAAAGGAACAGTTCTTGAAGCGTTCCCATATGTGTCATTGGCAGGAAACTCAAAAAATGCAGATGGAACGACTAATTACGTAAAAGATGTAATTAATACACGTTCACAGTATGTCTATTTAACAAACTTTGATTCTGCATTTGACGCTAAAAACGCTGGAGATAACCTAACACCAGGCACAAATAAGAATTACGCAGTGTCGGGTGTACCTATTACCAATTATGATTTTGCTGATGGATTCTATAGTTATACTCTTACTGCATCAGAATACGCAACAGGTTTTGATCTTTTTGAAGATAAAGATGCTGTTGAAATTGATTTCTTAATTGCTCCATCATTGGTTGCCACATCAGCGCAAACTACAGTTGTTAATGATCTTGCATCAATTGCGACTGCACGTAAAGATTGTGTTGTTGTTACATCACCAGCTAGAAATGATGTTATTGGTATTAATAACGAAACAACAATTACCAACAACTTAGTTACAACTGCTGGTAACTTTACTAAGTCTTCTTATCTAATTATGGATGGAAACTTCTTAAAAGTTTATGATAAGTTCAATGATCAGTATCTAGAAATTCCTGCCGCATCATCTACAGCTGGTCTCATGGCTGAAACTGATAGAAATGCTGCTCCATGGTTCTCACCAGCTGGTGTTAAACGTGGGCAATATTTAGGTGTAACAGGTATTACCTATAACCCTAATAAAACTAACCGTGATACTCTTTACAAAGCTGGTGTTAACCCAATTGTAAATATTCAAGGTTCTGGGGTTATTCTTTTCGGGGATAAGACTCTCCTTAATAGACCTTCTGCTTTTGATAGAATCAATGTTCGTAGACTCTTCCTTGTTCTTGAAAGAGCAATTGCAAGAGCAGCCGAAGGCGTAATGTTTGAATTCAACGATGAGTTTACTCGGGCCGAATTCGTAAATATTATTGAACCGGTTCTTCGCGATGTCAAAGGTCGTCGTGGTATCACTGACTTCCGTATTGTTGCTGATGAAACAGTCAATACACCAGAAGTTATTGATAGAAATGAATTCATCGCTAATATCTTCATCAAGCCAGCTCGGTCAATCAACTACGTAACTCTGAACTTCGTAGCCGTAAGATCTGGTGTTGACTTCGAAGAAGTCGTTGGCACAGTGTAAGGAGATAAAAAATGGCATTAGGTTCAGTAGATCAATTTAAAGCTAGACTTGCTGGTGGCGGAGCTAGAGGTAACCTATTCCAGGTAACTCTTGCAAATCCACGTGGAGGTCTCGGTGTTAATTTAGATGTAGACTTTGCATCTTTTATGTGTGAAGCGGCTCAATTACCAGCCTCTTCAGTTGGTACAATTACAATTCCATTTCGTGGGCGCCAAATGAAGGTTGCCGGAGATCGTGTATTCGATGTTTGGACTGTAACTGTAATTAACGACACAGGGTTTAAGATTAGAAATGAAATGGAAAAATGGATGAATGCAATTTCAAACCATGCAGATGCTGGTGGAATTCAAAATCCAGAACTCTATTTCACGGATTTAAAAGTAGAACAGTTTGATAGAGATAATTCTGTTATTAAAACTTATACTTTTAAAGATGCATGGCCTTCAGAAATTTCAGCTATTGATGTTTCTTATGGTGATACAGATACAATCGAAAGATTTACTATCACTTGGCAGTATCAGTATTGGACATCTAATACTACCGACGCTTAATAAGAGTATACATAAAGGGGTAGAGTGAATAATGCTCTACCCCCACTTGTAAGGGAAAGTAAATGGCAGATAATCAAGGCTTCCGATTATTCGGATTTGAAATTAAAAAAGCAGATAAAGAAGACGCTAAGAAAAAACCGTCTATTGTACCTGCACGTGATGATGATGGTGCTGGTTATGTAACTGCTGCTGGATCTCATTATGGTCAATATTTAAATATTGATGGCGATGAATCAAAAGACAATTTCCAACTAATCATGAAATATCGTGGAGTTGCGATGCATCCAGAAGTAGATGCAGCAATTGAAGATATTGTTAACGAAGCTATTGCTGGTGGAGAATTAGATCAATCTGTTGATGTCTCTATGGATAATCTAAAAGTCAGCGATAGTATTAAAAAACAAATTAAAGCAGAATTCGATAATATTTATGCTATGCTTGATTTTGGTTTGTATGGGCATGATATTTTCCGACGCTGGTATGTTGATGGTAGATTATTCCATCACCTAGTAGTCGATGAAACAAACCTTAAAGGCGGTATTCAAGAAATTAGAGTAATTGATTCTGCCAGAATGCGAAAAGTAAAACAAATTTCTCGTAAAAAAGACTCAGAAACTGGCGCACAGCTAATTGAAAAAGTAGATGAATACTACATTTATCAAGAAAAACCAGGTGCGCAAAATTCTGGTGTTAAGATGTCTTTAGACTCAGTTTCTTATGTGACATCTGGTTTATTAGATGAGAGTAAGAAAAAGATTTTATCTTATTTGCATAAAGCACTTAAACCAATTAACCAATTAAGAATGATGGAAGACTCTCTTGTTATCTATCGTTTGGCTCGTGCACCAGAAAGAAGAATCTTTTATATTGATGTTGGTAACTTACCAAAAGGTAAGTCTGAACAATATATGAAAGACATTATGACAAGATATAGAAATAAGCTTGTCTATGATGCAAAAACTGGCGAATTAAAAGATGATCGTAAGCATCAATCATTGCTTGAAGATTTTTGGTTACCAAGGCGCGAAGGCGGCCGAGGCACTGAGATCTCAACTTTACCCGGTGGTGAAAACCTTGGGCAGATTGATGATATTATTTATTTCCAAAAAAGATTATATCGTTCTTTAAATGTTCCAATTAGTCGCTTAGAACAAGAGTCTCAATTCTCTCTTGGTAGATCTACAGAGATTAGTCGCGATGAATTGAAATTCCAAAAGTTTATTGATAGACTTCGTATGAAGTTTAGTCAATTATTCACTGGTATTCTAAAAACTCAGCTAATACTAAAAGGTATTATTACTGAAGATGATTGGAATAACATGAAGAATGATATTATTGTTGACTATATTAGAGATAACCATTTCACAGAATTAAAAGATCTTGAAGTTCTACGTGAAAAGTTACAAACGCTTGATATGGTTAATAATTATGTAGATCAATATTTCTCTAGAGAATGGATTATGAAAAATGTCCTTAATTTCTCAGATGAAGATATTGAAAATATGGCTAAGCAATCCCAAGACGACCAGGCAGCTGGTCAAAACCAAAGTGACGAGGAATAATTATGTCAGACATTGACGGTGAAGTAATACCAAATCCAATCGAAGATTTAGTGCAACATGCATTAGATCAAGATTACAATAAAGCTAATTCAGTATTTAATAATATGATGACAGTAAAATTAAATGATATTTTAGACCAAAAAAAGATTGAAGTGGCTGGTCAAATTTATAATGACTTAGATGCAGAGGAAAATGAAGATGAGAATGTCGAGACCGACTCCACAGAAGAACTCGAAACCGATGATGAAGAATCAGATGAATCAGATTCCGGTGCCTAAGAAGATGAAGAAGACAATTCGTAAAAAAGCCTCTAAGTAGAAAATAAAAAACATATAAATATATACGAAGGTAATTTTAAATGAAACAGTTTTCACAATTAAGAGAACAAAAAATGCCGGCCGGTAAACACGTCTTTGATAAAAAAATCAAAGGTGTGCAGGTCATGATTCATTTAGATAAAGGTAAGTTTATTACCTATGTCGATGGAGAAGCATTAGATTCTTATAAGTCTCAGAAAGAGGCTGAGAAAGCTGGTTTAGAATTCGTTAAACAATATAAGGGCTGAGCTTATGAAGCTTATTGCAGAATATACTGATCAAAGTTTAGAAGTACTTACCGAGGCAAAGGCCGGTGGTGGTAAAAAGTACTTCATCGAAGGTATCTTTGCTCAGGCCGATCAAAAGAATAGAAATGGTCGAATTTATCCCAAAGCTATAATGGAAAAAGCTATTGGTAGATATAACGACGTACAAGTTTCAAAAGGTAGAGCTGTTGGTGAATTGAATCACCCTGAGGGTCCAACAGTTAACCTTGATAAAGTTTCACACAAAATCGAATCTTTGACTTGGTCAGGAAACGATGTTGTGGGAAAGGCCTCAGTACTAGACACTCCTATGGGTATGATCGTTCAAGGTCTACTCGATGGTGGCGTCGGACTGGGTGTTTCGACTCGTGGTATGGGAAGTTTGATGCAACAAAACGGCGCTATGGTAGTGAAAGAAGATTTCCTACTTAACGCAATTGATATAGTACAAGATCCATCTGCACCGTCTGCTTTCGTTAATGGGATTATGGAAGGCGTAGAATGGGTTTGGAATAACGGTATTATTCAAGCACAAACAATTGAAAAAATGGAGACTGAAATTAAAAAGGCTCCACGATCTGATCTTTATGAGACTCAGGTTCGTGAGTTTAAAAATTTCCTCTCGTTACTCAAAATTAGATAAATAGGAGTCAATTATGACTGATAAGTATGAAATTGATCAGGACGTAGAACTCCACGACGAAGTTGAGGACGAAGTTGTGGAAGAAGCTCATGATCCGAAGAACGCCGAAGCACAATCTGTTGCGGATGCGGATAAAGCTGCTGATGCTACATCAGTTGCTGGCCGTAATGGTAAGGGTGCTGCAAAAGATGCTAAAAATGCAGAACCAATGCCTAAGACTAAAGCTGGTTTAATTGCAGCTACAGTTGGCAAAATGCAGACAATGAACAGAGAACAGCTTGCGGCAATGTATAACTATAAGGCCGAAGGTGTAGAAGCAGTAGAAGGCGAGCAGATTGCAGAATCTGATTTCGCGTATAAAGCTGATTTTTCACAAGACCTTAATGCTTTAGTTCAATCAGAAGCTACACTTTCTGAAGAATTCAAATCTAAAGCTGAAGTTATTTTCGAAGCAGCCATTAAATCTAAATTAGCAGAAGAGATTGATCGTCTTGAAGCTAAATACGAAGAAGAAATTGCTGAAGAAGTAACTAATACAAAACAAGATCTTGTAGAGAAGGTAGATTCATACCTGAACTATGTTGTCGAACAATGGATGGAAGACAATAAGGTTGCTATCGAATCTGGTCTGAGAACTGAAATTGCTGAGAAGTTTATGACTTCTTTGAAAGATCTGTTCACAGAATCTTATATCGAAGTACCTGAGTCTAAAGTCGACCTGGTTGACGAATTAGCAGCTGAAGTTAGTGAGCTCGAAGAGCAACTTAACGCTCAGACTGGTAAAGCCATCGTGATGGCAGAGGAACTGGAAGTTCTTAAGCGGGAGCAAATCATTCGTGAAGCTTCTCGTGATCTTGCAGAAACTCAAGTCGAAAAACTTAAGTCTCTTGTAGCTGATGTTGATTTTGATACTGCAGATGTATTTGCAGCCAAAGTAGCAACAGTAAAAGAATCTTATTTCAATAAATCAACGACAGTTGCAGAAGAAGTAATTGACGAAGAAGGTGCTTATGAAGTCGAATCTTCTGATGTTATGAATTCATATCTGTCAGCTATTAAAAAGACATCTAAATAAGGAGTGTCACTAAAATGAATAACACTATTTCTTACGATCGTCTTGTAGAAAAGTGGTCTCCAGTTCTTAACGAAGAGACAGCCGGTTCTATTAAAGACAGCCATCGCCGTGCAGTTACTGCAGCGGTTCTCGAAAACCAAGAGCGTGCACTTCGCGAAGAAGGTATGCTTCATGAAGATAACACAAATGCATCTGTAACTGGTGCAGCTCATGGCACAACTGGTGCAAACTGGAACCCAGTTCTGATTGCACTTGTAAGACGTGCAATGCCTAACCTTATGGCATACGACGTTTGTGGTGTACAGCCAATGACTGGTCCAACTGGTTTGATCTTCGCAATGAAGTCAACTTACCAGAAGTCAAAAGCCGGCGTATCAGCAGGCAGCGAAGCTCTCTTTAACGAAGCAGCTGTTGGTTACTCAGGTGACTCAGCAACAACTGGTAACGGTTCACGCGGACCATCAGGTTTGGCTGGTGCAACTGATACAGATACTGATTCATCTATTGTTGATTCAGGTTCAACCTACGTTCCTTATAAAGGCGATGCGTATGAGACTTCAGAAGCAGAAGCTCTTGGCGTATCAGGTGGCGAAGATTTTGCTCAAATGGGCTTCACCATCGAAAAAGCTACAGTGACTGCGAAAAGCCGGGCATTGAAAGCTGAGTACACCTTGGAACTCGCTCAGGATCTTAAAGCTATTCATGGCTTGGATGCTGAAACAGAATTGGCTAACATTCTCTCAACTGAGATCTTGGCTGAAATCAACCGCGAAGTTATTCGCACTATCAATGCTCAAGCTAAGATTGGTTCACGCCAGGCTGGTATCCAGACTGCTGGTATCTTCGATCTTGCAACTGATGCTGATGGACGTTGGTCTGTTGAGAAGTTCAAAGGTCTGATCCTTCAGATCGAGCGTGAGTCTAACGTAATTGCTAAAGAAACTCGTCGTGGTAAAGGTAACTTCATCATCTGTTCTTCAGATGTTGCTTCTGCTCTTGCTGCTTCTGGTATGCTTGACTATAATCCAGCAATGGCAACTAACTTGAACGTTGACGATACTGGTAACACATTCGCTGGTGTTCTTAATGGTCGCACACGGGTTTACATTGATCCATATGCAACTGCTGATTACATCAACGTTGGTTATAAGGGTACTAACCCATATGACGCAGGTCTCTTCTATTGCCCATACGTTCCATTAACAATGGTACGTGCGGTTGGTGAAGATACTTTCCAGCCTAAGATTGGCTTTAAGACTCGCTACGGTATGGCTTCAAACCCATTCGTTGGTTCGTCTCCTGCTTCTGGTTTGGCTGCCGATCGTTCAAACCAGTACTACAGAATCTTCCGCGTAGACAATATCCTCGCATAAGACACTGTAATAATAATAATATTAATGCTTACTTAGAGAGCCCTTCGGGGCTCTCTTTTTTTGCTTAAATAATGGTTTATAATTGATATAAATAGTATTGTATTGGAGATACTAGAATGGCATTAACTACAAATTTAAATTACTTACAACCTACCAGTTATAAACTAGTAATTGATCGCGAGAACTATCCAAACTTAGAATATTTTGCGCAAACAGTTACTCATCCTGGTATGATTTTAAATCCATCCGAAGTACCTTTTAGAAAAATTCAAGGGGTACCAATCGTTGGTGGTTCACTAACATTTAATGAGCTATCTGCTAATATTATTTTAGATGAAGATATGACAGCATATAATGAAATGTATGCTTGGATTCGTAGAGTAGTTGATAATCTACCAGTATCAGCACTAGATAGAAATGCTAGTAGCGCTCCAACTTATTCAGATATTACTTTATCTATTTTATCAAGCCAAAACAATACAACTAAACAAGTAAAATATTTAGAATGTTGCCCAACAGCATTAGGTGATATTCAATTTGAATCTACCGCAAGTGGTACAGAATTTATAACATTTACAGTTTCGTTCAGATTTACGTATTTTGAATTTATATAGATAATCCTATACAATGGAGTTATATTATGAAAGAGCTTGAGACTATTCTCGACATGTGGGCAGAAGACTCACGAATTAATAACGCTAAGCTTGATGAATCTTCCCGTGATACCCCTCAACTGCATGCAAAATATCTACAACTTTTAGCACAAGCTAAAATTAAGTTGAAGAAAAGTGAAATGCGACAAAAGACACTATTAAAATATAAGTGGCTTTGGTATAATGGTAAGATGTCTCAGGAAGAGATGGAAGAACATGGGTGGGACCCAGATCCATTTAATGGATTAAAAATTATGAAAGGGGATATGGATCACTATTACGATTCAGATCCAGAAATTCAAAAAAGTGAAGAGCTAATTCAGTATTGGAAAACTATAACCGAAACACTTCAAGAAATAGTAGGAAATCTTAATTGGCGCCACCAAACGATAAGCAACATTATACGATGGAAACAATTCGAATCTGGAAACTAGATCATGCTAATCTTTATATTGAGTGCAATTTCGGACAAGCCGCAGAGCTAAAAGAGTTTTTTTCTTTCTTTGTTCCTGGTTATCAATATATGCCTGCCTTTAAACGGCGTATATGGGATGGAAAAATCCGACTGTTTGACACTAATAGTAATGAATTGCCTGCTGGTTTAATATACCATTTACTTAAATTTGGTGAAACGCGGGGCTATAATATAGTACCAGTTGTTTCAGAAAAATATGGTCCAGTTTATTCTGAAGAAAGACCTAATGCTAAAGAGTTATTATCTTTTATTGATCGGTTAAATTTACCATTTAAAATTCGCGAATATCAGTATTTAGCTGTAATGGAAGGTCTTCGAAGAAAAAGAGCAATATTGTTATCTCCAACTGGTTCAGGTAAATCTTTAATAATTTATTCTTTAGCTAGTTATTTTTTAATGAAATATGCTGAGAAAAAACAAAAGGTGCTTGTAATTGTTCCTACAACATCTTTAGTAGAACAAATGGATAATGATTTTGTGTCTTACGGAATGCCAAAGGGATTAAGCCACAAAATTTATTCTGGTAAAGATAAAGATACTAGTTGCCCTATTATTATTTCTACATGGCAATCAATTTATAAATTACCAAAAGCATGGTTTCAACAATTTGGTATGATTGTTGGAGATGAGTGCCATGGATTTAAGTCTAAATCATTAATGCAAATTATGAATAAGTGCACAGAAGCTGCATATAGATTTGGTACTACAGGAACACTCGATGGAACACAAACACATGAACTTGTACTTCAAGGCTTATTTGGTAAGATATATAAAGTTACAACTACGAAAGCACTTCAGGATAATGACACTCTAGCACAACTCAATATTAAAAGGATTGTATTGGATTATGACCAAGAATCTAGAGAAGACTTTGGAAAAAGAACATATCAAGAAGAAATCGAATGGATTGTGTCTAACGAGAAACGCAATAACTTTATTAGAAATTTGGCGGTGGATCAAAAAGGTAATACGTTAGTCTTATTTAACTATGTTGAGAAGCACGGGAAGCCACTTTTNGATATGATAAATAGTAAGGTAGACGAAAAAAGAAAAGTGTTTTTTGTATCTGGCCAAGTTGATACTTCTGATCGAGAAGCTATAAGAGGAATTGTGGAGAAACAAAAGAATTCAATTATTGTTGCTAGTCTTGGTACTTTCAGTACTGGGATTAATATTCGCAATTTGCATAACATTATATTTGCGTCACCGTCTAAATCTCAGATAAGAGTTCTTCAATCAATTGGTAGAGGATTAAGAAAATCTGATAATGGTGAACCAACCACGTTATATGATATTATTGATGATTTGAAGAATACCCAACATGTTAACTTTGCATATTTACATTCCGATGAGCGGTACAAAATTTACAATCGTGAAAACTTTAATAACAAAACATATAAGGTAAAAATTAATGGATCTTCAAATCAAACAGTTTAAACTGACTAATGATGATGAGATTATTTGTGAAGTAATAGAATGGGATAATGAAGAAAATTCAGCAATTCTAGTAAGAGCTGCACTAAAACTAATTCAGGGAATTGACCCAGAAACTAAAACTAGATTTTTTGCCTTTAGACCATGGATGGGTTTTCAAGATGATCCAGAAATGATGCAGACGCTAAATTCTGGACATGTTATTTCTGAAGCAACACCATCTGATTCTTTAATGAAACACTATTCNAATGTAATATTAGAGATGATAAATAGTAGTACTACTGTCAAGAGAGATTTACCATTAGATGATGTCTATGGTATGGATGACGAAGAATTGGAAGAGTACTTGGAAAATTTGGCTGCTACAATGGATGAAGAAATTTCTGAAATTGCAGAAATGGATGAAAACTCCGAATCTACTGAAATTAATTCAGACAGTAAAGTAATTAAATTTCCAAAGACATTCCATTAAAGGTATATTCCCCTTCTCTCCGGATTACTCTTTATTATACCATGGATATGCACATCTGTACACAACTATTTTTTTTACTCAAGCGCAAATTTAATAGTGTACTTTTGCTACATGATGGTATATAATAAACTATAAAATGAATTATATGTATAGGAACTGATATGGCTAGAACTAAAAGAGAAAGTATTCATTATGTAAATAATGCTCAGTTTTCTCAATCGGTTGTTGACTACGTTCGTACAGTTAATGAAGCTAGAACAACTAAAACTGAAATCCCAAAAGTCCCAGATTATATTGCGCAATGTTTCTTACGTATTGCCGAAGGATTATCGCATAAAGCCAATTTTATTCGCTATACTTATCGTGAAGAAATGGTTATGGACGCAGTTGAAAATTGCTTAAAGGCTATTCATAATTACGATATTGAAGCAGCAACTAGAACTGGTAAACCAAATGCTTTTGCGTACTTTACACAAATCACTTGGTATGCGTTTTTACGTAGAATTGCAAAAGAGAAAAAACAACAAGAAATTAAGATGAAGTATCTTACTAGTTCTGGTATTGAAAACTTTATTACGTCAGATGATAATGATGCAATGAGTCAATATACCATTGGTAGTTTTGTCGATTCTTTGAAAGATAGAATTGAACGTGTACGTCATGTTGATGGTGAAGTTAAAGAGCTTGTAAAAAAAGAGAAGGTACGTAAAAAGCGTACTAAAAGTGTAGACTCAGATTTAACGGAGTTTTTAGAATGAGTGAACTAGTAAAGCGTTATACTACAACAGTTATTGAAGATGGTGAAGATCTTATCCTCCCTATTCCCGATGAAATCCTAGAACAAATTGATGCTAAAGAAGGCGATATGTTATCATTTGATATTTTTGATGGTTATGTTGTCTTAAGAAAAATTGATAATGTTGCGGAAGTAAAGGAGAAATTGTCTAATGAAAGTGGCGATACTGAATGACACACACTGTGATGTCAGGAATTCTTCTGATATTTTTTTAGAAAATCAGACTAGATTTTATACCGATACTTTTTTTCCATATTGTATTGAAAACAAAATCACGCATGTACTACATTTAGGTGATTATTACGATAACCGTAAACAAATTAATGTTAAAGCGGTTAATCATAATCGTAAAGTATTCTTAGATCCATTACGCGATAATGGTATGACTATGGATATTATTCCTGGTAATCATGATACGTATTATAAAAATACTAATGAGCTAAACTCGCTAAAAGAGTTTCTTGGGCATTATATGAATAACGTTCATATTATTATGGAGCCAACTGTTATGGACTATGATGGTCTTAAGTTGGGATTAATTCCATGGATTACTAGTGAAAACTATAAAGCTACAGTTGATTGGATTCAATCATGTGATGCTCAAATTATTGGTGCTCATCTAGAATTAAATGGATTTGAAATGATGAGAGGTGTTACTAATAATGGTGGAATGGATCCAACCATTTTCAAAAAATTTGAATTAGTTATGTCTGGGCATTTCCATACTAAATCGGAACAAGGCAATGTTAAATACCTTGGTAGTCAAATGGAATTGACTTGGTCTGATTGTGGAGATCCTAAGTATTTTCACGTATTAGATACAAAAACTCGTGAACTTACACCCGTGAGAAATCCGCACACTTTGTACGAAAAAATTGTGTACAATGACAAAGAAATAGATTATAATAACTATAAGATAAAAGATCTTACCAACAAATTTGTAAAAGTTATTGTAGTAAATAAGTCTGAATCATTTACTTTTGACCGATTTATTGATAAGATTTCGAATCAAGATATCTATGAACTTAAAATTGCTGAGAATTTTCAGGAGTTTATTGGTGAAAATGTATCAGATGATGGTATATCTGTTGAAGATACTTCACAACTCTTAAGTGCATATATTGATAATGTTGATACGGATCTAAATAAAGATCGTATTAAAAATGAAATGACAGATCTTATGACCGAGGCGCAATCCCTCGAAGTAGTGTGAGTTGAATGCTATTATTTAAATCTATAAAATATAAAAACTTTTTATCTACTGGTAATAAGTTTACTGAAATCCATTTGAATAAAAGCCAATCAACATTGATTATTGGCCATAATGGTTCTGGCAAATCAACAATGCTAGATGCTATTTCATTTGCGTTATTTGGTAAACCACACCGTAATATTAATAAACCACAATTGGTTAACTCAATCAATAAGAAAGATTGTGTTGTAGAAGTAGAATTTGCTGTTGGCAATGTAGAATATAAAATTGTGCGTGGTATTAAACCAGGAATTTTTGAGATTTGGCAGAATGGATCAATGATTGATCAAGCATCTCATTCTAAAGAATATCAAAAAATCATAGAACAAAATATTCTTAAGTTAACGCATAAAACGTTCCATCAGGTAGTTGTATTGGGTTCTTCCTCATTCATTCCCTTTATGCAACTACCTGGTGGCCATAGACGTGAAGTAATTGAAGACTTGTTGGATATTAACGTATTCTCTAAAATGAATCAATTACTGCGTGAAAAGAATGGCATCTTAAAAGATAAAACAAACGAAATTTCTTATCAATTAGATCTCATTGTTAATAAAGTTGATACACAAAAGAAGTATATCAAAGATGTTAAAGCGCTNAATAAAGAATACGCNGATAAGATTAAAGAGGAAATTATTGAACTTGAGGAAGAACAGACAAGACTCACGAACGAAAACTCTGAGCTCGGGACGTTCATTGAATCCAATACGCAAAAGGTTTCAGAGACTTTAGCTAAATTAAATTCAAAACAGTCTTCATTAAAGGAGCATGAACATGAGCTCAAATCAGAAATTAAAAAGCTCGTCAAAGAAACGAAGTTCTTCGAAGATAACACCACGTGCCCAACTTGTTCCCAAGATATTGGTAGCGAATTACGCTCGTCAAAAATCGCCGATGCAACTTCTTCTGCAAAAACCATTAGTTCAAAACTTAACACTATCTCTCAAGAATCAGGTCAAACTGAATCAGATCTTAACGTCGCGAATAAGGTACACCAGGCTATCGCGAACAAACAGCATTTATTACTCACTAACAATAAGAGACTTGGGCAGATTTCGTCTGGACTATCAGTTAAAAGAAGTGATCTTACCAAAATCGAAGGTGGAGGAGGAGATCTGGCAGAAGCAACGGAGACTCTTCAGAACTTATCAGATCAAAAAGATACCTATCAGGAGCAAAGGTTATTTCTCAGTGAGCAAAGATCGTACAACGAAGTAATTGGTGAAATGCTAAAAGATACTGGTATCAAGACAAAGATTATAAAACAGTATTTNCCAGTTATAAATAATCTCGTTAATCAATATTTACAAGTGCTTGATTTCTTCGTNCATTTTGATTTGGANGAATCATTNCAAGAAACTATTCGATCACGTCATCGTGATGAGTTTACTTATGCTTCCTTCTCTGAAGGTGAGAAACAAAGAATCGATTTGGCTTTACTCTTTACGTGGAGACAAATTGCTAAGATGAAGAATTCAATCTCAACAAATCTTTTGATTCTTGATGAGACATTTGATTCTTCACTTGATGTAGATGGAGTAGAAAATCTCCTTAAGATTTTATCTACATTAACAGAAGATACAAACGTATTTGTGATATCACATAAAGGAGATATCTTAGATGGTAAATTCAAATCTAAGATTGAATTCNTAAAAGACAAAAATTTTAGTAAAATGAATGCATAAAACTGTTTACAAACCTATGAAAATTGTGTATAATATAAGTATATTGAAACGTGGAGTATATAATGGAACTAAGTGAAAACACCCTATCGGTATTAAAAAACTTTTCTGGTATTAACCAGAATATTTTGATTCGTGAAGGCACTACAATCAAAACTATCTCTGAAGCTCGTAATGTTTTAGCTTCAGCCGAAGTTACCGAAAGCTTTTCAAAAGATTTTGGTATCTATGATCTAAATGAATTTATCAGCGTGCTTGGGCTTGTTGATGCACCTAATCTGCAGTTTGATGAAGGACATGTTCGCATTTCTGATTCTTCTGGTAGATCTCGAGTCAAATACTTTTTCTCAGCTGAAGAAACTTTGACTACTCCGCAAAAAGATATTAAGATGCCTGAAGCGGAAGTTTCATTTACTTTAGATAATGACACATTAAATAAAGTAAAACGTGCNGCATCTGCTCTAGGTCATGGAGAAGTATCAATCACACCAAGTGATGGTGTAATTAATCTCTCTGTGGTTGACTCGAAAAATACTACGTCTAATGTATTTTCAATTGATATTGATGGCAACTATACAGAAGGCGCAGCATTTAATTTTATTCTTAGCATTAGCAATCTTAAAATTCTTCCCGGAGATTATGACGTTAAGATTTCTTCTAAGCTCATCTCAGAGTTTAGTAATAAATCAACTCCAGTAAAATACTGGATCGCACTTGAAAAAACCTCAACATTTGGAGTATAATATGTCTGAAACTGTTCAACAACTTAGTGATGTTGCTAATAAATCAGCGCGGTCAACCGTAGCTGTTATTGATGCAATGACACAACGTGGTGCCTTTAAAGGTGAAGAACTGTCTACCATTGGTGGACTACGTGATCAGTGTATTCAAGTCATTCAGCTTGTAGAAAATCTTGAACAAGAACAAGCCATGGCTGATGCTGAAACTGATGAATAACCACTCCCATGGTGGTGATAGTGTCGCGACTTAATACGCGCGCGAGGGGCCACGGTTAGCCCCTCAACTTTTCTTTATATTATGGAGTACGTGAATGTCTAATGATTTCTTATGGGTAGAAAAGTATCGCCCAAAAACTATTTCTGATTGTGTACTTACCGAAGATTTAAAAAACACTTTTACTAAAATTGTTGAATCTGGCGAACTGCCCAATATGCTGTTTACTGGTACAGCAGGTCTTGGTAAGACCACGGTGGCCAAAGCTCTTTGTAATGAACTTGGCCTCGACTGGATCTTAATTAATGGATCTGAGGAAGGTAATATTGAAACCCTCCGTGGCAAGATCAAGCAGTTCGCGTCATCTGTCTCACTACAAGGTGGTTATAAGGTTGTGATCCTTGATGAGGCAGATTACTTGAACCCGCAGTCAACACAACCGGCTCTTCGTGGTTTTATTGAAGAGTTTGCCAATAACTGCAGGTTTATCCTTACGTGTAACTTCAAAAATAGAATTATTGAGCCATTGCACTCTCGTTGTGGTGTATATGAATTTAATATTTCTAAAAAAGCATTACCAAATATTGCTATGGAGTTTATGAAACGCGTAGAAGGTATCCTCAAAACCGAGGGTGTTGAATACGAACAAAAAGCTGTTGCAGAAATTATTATGAAGTTTGCACCAGATTTACGTCGTATTCTAAATGAGTTACAACGCCAGTCTTTAACTGGTATTACTCATTCTGTTGCTCGTGCAGATAATTACGATGAGTTGTTTAAGCAACTAAAAGATAAAAACTTTAAAGGAATGCGTACGTGGGTAGCAAATAATATTGATACTGATGCGTCTGCTATCTTTAGAGCAATTTATGATCGTATGAATTCTAATATTCAACCACACTCAATTCCGCAATTAGTTCTTATTCTAGCAGATTATCAATATAAACAAGCTTTTGTTGCTGATCATGAANTAAACGTAGTTGCGTGTATGACGGAGATTATGGCCAATGTCGAAATCTCCGTTTGATTACCTTAATGCTATCAACTATACTAAAGAACAGCTAATAGTTGATGACATCAGCGAAAAAGAATATAATGGGTTTATGGTTAACCGTGGGTTATCTTATTTCCATGACACTGTCTTGTTTGCTAACGANATGAATCGCTACCACCAAATCGATAATCTTCTTAAAAACGACTTTCTTATAAATATGATTAGGAAGAAAAAAAGATTTTCTAAATGGGTGAAAGCCCATAATATCGATGACGTGGAAGTAATTAAACAGTATTATGGTTATAGCAACGAAAAAGCCCGCCAAGTACTATCTCTTCTATCGCCAGACCAAATAACAAACTTAAAAACAAAGGTTTATAAAGGTGGAAGAAAATAATTTAATTGATTGGAACCCTGGCCATATGCTAGAGGTTACCCTCAACGAGCCCGATGATTTCTTAAAAGTGCGTGAAACACTTACTCGAATCGGTGTGGCTTCTAGAAAAGAAAATAAACTATTTCAATCTTGTCATATTCTACATAAGCAAGGTAGATATTTTATCGTTCATTTTAAGGAGTTATTTCTCCTTGATGGTAAAAAATCCAACTTAGAAGAAAATGATATTGCTAGACGTAATACGATCGCAACTCTTATGAGTGATTGGGGTCTTATTACAATTGACGATAAGGCACAAGCTCAACCAGTTGCCCCTCTTCGTCAGATTAAAATTATCCCGTTTAAGGATAAAAACAACTGGGAATTATGTCCAAAATATAATATAGGTAATAAGTAAAATGATTGAAGGCTTTAAAGCACCCTGCGTGGTGTTTAAAACTCGTGTTCGTGATGAAAGTATAGAAGGACCTAACCCATATCGCTGGGAAGATGTAACAAGCGATTCTCTCTTAAAAGGAAAAAGAGTAGCAATCTTTAGTTTACCTGGAGCATTTACACCAACATGTTCTACGTATCAGCTTCCAGGTTTTGAAGAGAACTATGATAAAATTCGTAGTTTAGGTATTGACGAAGTGTATTGCATTTCTGTCAATGATGCTTTTGTTATGAACGCATGGGCTAAAGCTCAGAATATTCAGAACGTAAAAGTAATTCCTGATGGATCTGGTAACTTTACTCGATTCATGGGCATGCTTATTGGTAAAAACCATTTAGGATTTGGCAACAGATCATGGCGCTATATGTGTGTATTCAACGATGGTGTTATTGAAAAATGGTGGCAAGAGCCAGGTATCAATAACGACGGTGAAGATACAGATCCATATGGTGAAACCAAACCAGAAAACTTAGTACAATATTTAGAATCTAATTAAAATCTCATAAGATTCTCGTATATATAATAACGGATGCGGCGAATAGCGCCGGTCTTAAAACATAACCTTGCTTTAAATAGGAGGTCAATAATGACTAATACACAAGGTGTACATACTCTCTTTCCACGTTCAGCGTTTGTTGGGTTCGATCATTTATTTGATGAGCTTGACCGAGTGGCTAGACATTCAAAAGATAACTATCCTCCACATAATATCGTAAAAGAAGACGATACTAGATATACAATTGAATTAGCTGTTGCAGGTTTCCACCTCAATGAGTTAGAAATTGACGTGAAAGATAGAACATTGAAGGTAAGAGGTAACCATGAAAATCGTGGTAGGGAATACATTCACAAAAGTATTTCTACTAAGAAGTTCGAAAAAACCTTTCGGATGTCTGAATATGTTCAAGTAAATGGAGCAGATCTAGTAGACGGTATTCTTGCTATTTATTTAGAAGTAGTCGTCCCAGAAGAAATGCGTCCTCGTAAAATCGAAATCAATTCAACCTTACGAGGAAACTCAAATGAAAACACAAGTAGCGTTCCGGAGACCCACTTTCTCACTGAAGAAAATGGTAATGCCGGTAATTAATTTCTTTGGTGGCTTTTTAAATAGCCTCATGGAAGCACGGCGCATGCAAGCGGCGTGGGAAACTGCGACATATTTAAAAGATCATACTAATGATTTTAAAAATGTATCGCATCACGATATTGTCCGGCGTATTATAGACAATAAAAAGGACTAAAGCTATGTGGCCATACACAGACGAAGAATATGACGAGTGGTTTGGCGCTTAGCAAGTGAATAAATAAAGGGGAGTCTTTGGGCTCCCTTTCATTTTCTAATAGGAGATAACATGAAACTATCTAAAAATTTCTCAATGGCCGAATTTACAAAGTCTCAAACCGCTGAGCGTAAAGGCATTGATAATACNCCTCAAGGAGAACACCTTGATGCTGCTGTAGCACTTTTTGAAAATGTTGTACAGAAAGTGCGTGATCATTTTGGTCCTACAGTTCTGAATAGTGGATATCGTTGTCCTGAATTGAATGAAGCTGTGGGTGGATCCGCTACTAGCCAACACTGTAAAGGCCAAGCCGCAGACATTGAAGTTCCAGGAGTAGCTAACGCAGACTTAGCAAACTGGATTGTAGATAATTTAGACTTTGATCAAGTTATTCTAGAATTCTATACACCAGGAATTCCTGATTCCGGTTGGGTACACGTTTCATACAGAGCAGATGGCGAAAATCGTAAGTCTATTTTAACAGCCTCGCGTGNAAATGGTAAAACTGTNTATGCGGAAGGTATTAATGAATGACACCAACCAATGGTAAGGGATCTAAGCTAAGACCAATAGTAGATACCGACGCATACTCAAAAAATTGGGAAAGAATTTTTGGTGTAGATGGTGATTTAGTTCACGACAAATGTGGTACACCAGAATGTTGCCAACAATGTGATACTGCAATAAAAGACATTGATGTGAAAAAATAGGTTTACATTTGCTGTAAACTTGTGTATAATATACTTATTGATTGTGATGGAGAAAGTATGTCTTTTTATACGTCCGTAGTTCGTTATGGTAATTCAATATTATATCGTGGTTATAGTTCAGATGGTAAAAAAATCTATAAGCGCGATAACGATTTTAAACCAGTATTTTATGTGCAGTCCCAAAAAGAAACTGGCTGGTCAACATTAAATGATCGGCCAGTTGCGCCTATTGAACTTGATAGTATGCGTGAAGCTAAAGAATGGCTTCAAATGAATGAACAAGTTGCAGGCCGATATATCTTTGGTAACAAAAATTACTTGCAGCAATATATTACTCAAAAGTTCCCACGCGAAATTGAATTTAAGCGCGAGCTTATTGATGTAGGTACATTTGATATTGAAACAGAATATGAAGATGGGTTTCCACATCCAAATGAAGCTTCTCAACGTATTCTTTCTATTACCTATAAATCCAGTAAAGATAATGTATATCGTGTATGGGCATATGGTGATTTTGATAGAGAAAAATCTCTTATTCAACCAGTTGCTTATTATCGATGTCGCGATGAAGTTAGTCTGCTTACAAAGTTTCTTGACTTTTGGGCTAGTGAATCGGTATGCCCAGATGTGATTACTGGTTGGAATGTTCGCTTTTTCGATGTTCCATATCTAATTAATCGTACAGCTAAAATTTTAGGTCCTGGAGCTATTAAAAGGTTTTCACCATGGGGTTTAGTTGACTATAGAGAAGTTACTCGTCGTGGTAAAGCTGAAGATACGTATGACATTAAGGGTATTAGTCAACTAGATTATCTAGAACTCTTTCAAAAGTTTGGTTATTCTTATGGTGCTCAAGAATCTTATAAACTAAACCATATTGCTAATGTTGTACTTGGTGATGAAAAACTTTCGTACGAACAATCTGGTTCACTAAAAAATCTATATAAAGAAGATTTTCAACGTTATATTGATTATAATATGAAAGACGTTGAGTTAATTGAGCGCTTTGAAGATAAAATGGGTTTGATTACTCTTGCTATGACTATGGCATATAAGGGTGGTGTCAATTACGGTGATACAATGGGTACCACCGCTATTTGGGAATCAATCATTTATCGTAAACTTCAACAAGAAAAAACAATTCCACCTTTAAATAAACCAGACACTGGTAAAACAAAGTTTGCTGGTGGATATGTAAAAGAGCCACAAGTGGGTGCGCATGACTGGGTTGTTTCTTTTGATTTAAATAGTCTATACCCGAACATTATTGTTCAGTGGAATATGTCACCCGAAACACTTATTGATCAATCAGAAAACTCAGGTGTAGAGTACTATTTAAAATCAGAAAAAGTTATTCATGAAGGCACAGTTGCTGCTAATGGATCTACTTATCGTAAAGACAAAGATGGTGTTATTCCTCGAATCATTGAAGACTATTATGACGAACGTCGTGCTATTAAGAATATGATGTTGGCAGCTGAATCAGACTATCAAAAAAATAAAACTAATGCTTTAGAAAAAGAGATCAATAAATTAAATAATCAGCAAATGGCTATTAAAATTCTTATGAACTCTCTTTATGGAGCTCTAGGCAATCAATGGTTTAAGTACTTTGATATTCGTCTTGCTGAAGGTGTAACATTAACAGGGCAATTGGCTATTCAATGGGCTGAGATCGCTGTAAATAAAGCAATGAATGAAGTACTTAAGACTGAAGGTATTGATTATGTAATTGCAATTGATACAGATTCACTATATGTTAACTTTAGTTCACTTGTCAAAAACTTTAATCCAAAAAATCCAGTGCAATTTCTTGATAAGATTTGTAAAGAATTCTTTGAGCCTAAAATATCTGTTGCATATGACGCGCTATTTAATAAGATGAATTGCCATAAACCTCGTATGGAAATGGGTAGAGAAGTTATCGCTGACCGTGGTATATGGACAGCAAAGAAGCGCTACATTCTAAATGTACACAATAATGAAGGTGTACAATACGCTGAGCCTAAACTTAAGATCATGGGTATTGAAGCTATTAAATCCTCTACTCCAGAAGTCTGTCGTAATAAATTCAAAGATATCTTCAAAGTTATTATTTCAGGTGGTGAAGAAGATACTCAAGCTTTTATACGAGACTTTAAAAATACATTTAATAGCTTATCTCCTGAAAAAGTCGCATTTCCTCGATCTGTTTCTAATATTACCGAATGGGCAGATCGGGAAAAACTATATAAGAAAGGTACGCCTATTCATGTGCGTGGATCGATCTTATATAATAAACAAATCAAAGACAATAAACTAAAGAATAAATATGAATTGATAACAAATGGTAGTAGGATTTATTTCACATATATGAAAATGCCTAATGCTATTCAAGAAAATGTAATTGCTTTTCCAGATGTTTTACCATCTGAATTACATTTAAATAAGTATGTAGATTATGATTTGCAGTTTTCAAAATCTTTTCTAGAACCATTAATACCAATATTGGATGCTGTTGGCTGGACACCAGAACCAGTCGCAAGCTTAGAGGACTTTTTTGTATGATTACTTTTACATGGGAATGCCCAGAACTACATGAAGAATATACTGCTCAAAGAAAAATTACTTTTGAATTAAAAGATGAAGCAACATTAGATGAAATGCTTGAAGCGTACACTGATTTCTTAAAGAGTTTGGGTTATCAGGTTCCTGAAAATAGTTGTTTACTTTTCGATCAAGATGATGTACAATATACTAATAATGTAACTCCGCTTAAAAGAGGTGAAGATGAGTAATGATTGGGTAAAAGATATTAATGATATGCATGTTAAGTTTGGTGTGCATGATTGGGTAGATAAGAATTTAGATAATAAAGAACTAATGTCTAAATTTTTGAAATTTCGTATGGCCTTTCTTGAAGAAGAATTGGCAGAAACTCAAAAAGCAGTAAATGAAGATAAAGATCCAGATGAAATTGTTGATGGTCTTATTGATCTATGCGTTGTTGCTATTGGCACACTAGATGCTTTTGGTGTGAATTCTTATCGTGCTTGGAATAGAGTCCATACTGCAAATATGGCTAAGACTCCAGGCGAAAAGAAAGAAAGACCAAATCCTTTGGGATTGCCTGATTTGATTAAGCCTGAAGGATGGGAGGCACCTACGCATGTCGACAACATCGGCAATATCACTAACGCTCTTTAATAGCATTTTTGATAATAAAACTGAAAAACGGGTTGACTTAAAAGATTTTGATTCATTTGAAAGAGTCTTATTTGATCTTTCAGAAAGAAAATTAGCAACTAAAAAAGATGCAGAACTTATGTCTCCAGCCACCTATGTGGTGGGGACTACCCGAGCAAATGATAATGTATTAGAGTGGAGTGGCTGGTGTGCAGTTGATGTCGATGAATTTGTATGCGATGGAGATTTAAAAGATGAGTTATACAGTAGATTTCCTAATTTTCGGTTTATTTGCTATAGTACTGCTAGCAGCACCATTGATTTTCCGAAGTTCCGTCTTGTCTTTCCACTTACGAAAGCTGTGCGAGGAGATCGAATCAAAAAATTTTGGTATGCACTACAAACAGAGCTCGGAAATCTCGGAGATAGACAAACTAAAGATTTATCACGGATGTATTACATCCCTGCGAACTACGCTGGTGCTAACAATTTTATTTTCAATAGTGATGCTCGTGAACCTATTGACCCTGATGAATTAATCTTTAAACATCCTATGCCAGAAAAATCTTCATTGAATAATTTCTTTGATAGATTACCAGAGTCTATGCAACAACAAATTGTTGAGCATCGTAAAGCTAAATTAGATGCTAGTTTTACTTGGTCATCTTACCATGATTGCCCATTCTGGCCAAAAAATCTAGCTGCAGAATATTCTAGCATAAGTAGAACTGGTTGGTATCATAAAATGTACCAGATTATGGTAGCAGTTGCTGGGCATGCGATTGATAAGAGATATGCTATTACGTCTGATGAAGTATCTCAGCTCTGTCGCCAATTTGATGAAGAAACTGGTAATTGGTATAAAAACAGACCAATGGACAAAGAAGCTGATCGTGCCATTGAATATGTGTATAAAAATATGTGATGAGTAATATATACGATTTTGAATTTTATCAGAAGAAAAAAGAAGATAAAAAGATCGATGATAGTACTAGAGAACTAATAGATCTTCTTGATTCTTTATGCGCCATTGAAGGTGAAACATTTCAAGTTGCTGTTGAAGACGAAGCTGGCAATAGAACTATGGTAGATATAAATGAGTTAAAAAATTCGTTTATAGTCTCTCCAGATAATGATAATTAAATGCACTTTTTTTGAAATTAAGTGCATTTTTTTGTTTACAAACCCGACTTTTCATGGTATAATATACTTATAAAATGAAAAAAGGTAATGAGGAGTCTACCATGATTGAATTTAAAGCTCGTGAAATCCCACATACAAATTGGCAAGAGATTGTTGCTTATTGTCAGAGTCTATCTTCAGATCTTCCTACTGAAGCTGTAGTGTATAAAGTTGCAAAAGATCTTGGATATATTATTGATCCAATCGATGCTAGTTTAGCTTCAATCAAGTTTTAAGGGAGATCATATTATGAATGTTGTTGATACTCGTCATGGTTATCCTTATGATCGTGGAATGGCTGATAGTTATTATCGCCGCCCATATAACCCGCACTACTATAAAGATGGAACATATAATGGTCAGCCGGTTGAATGTCGCGACATGTCAGCTGCTGAAATTGTAGCTTATACTAAAGGCTTTGAAGAAAACGAAGCTGCTGGAAATCATAAGGAGTGGTAATAATGAATACGTCAGGTTTTTATACAGATCTTATTGAAGGCATCCAACAAGTTGCTCCACTAGTAGCTGCTCGATGGAATCAAGAAAAACTACCAGCTGCAAAAGCTTGGTATGGTAAAGAACTATACGAAGTTCTTGATGAAGTAGATTCTAGCCAAAGATCTGCAGAACGCAGTAAGCAAGTAAATATTCCATTGAATACTCTATTCATCGATTCATTGAAAGAAATTGGTATAGATATTTACGAAGAAATGGCTGATGGCTATGATCATGTCTACAAAGGTGTTCCTATTGAAGATAAGAATGCTTGTTCACAAGATCCATCAAACCGTCAGTGGGTCGGTAATAATAATGGTGGTAAGAAAGTTGATGTCCATCTATTAAAAAGATTTCAATTCGATGATAAAATGCGTATTATTGGTATGCATGTCTCTATTGTAGATCTTTCTTTAACCACACAAAAATGGAAGGATACTGGTGGTGCGCGCAGCACTTTATCCTTTACAAGAGCTGATAAACCTGGTATAATTACTGTATTAGGTGAATGGACTGAAAAGCGTATTAATATTTTTCCAACATGGGAGTCTGTAGATGAAGGAATCTGTTAAAGTTTTGCAAGAATGCGCAGAGCTGCAAACTAAAAAATCTCAAGATTATCAAAATGAGAATTCGAATATTGTTCAAGCAATGCATTATCGTCGTGGCGTAGATACTATCCATGATATGATTTCACAAAAACTTATTCGTGCTCAATCGCTTCTTGAAGCTGGTGGTGATCCACAATTTGAATCTCTTGAAGACACATATAAAGATATGATTAATTATTGTTCCTTTGCTGTATCATATATTCGTGGTAAGATGGAAGGTCAAAATGCTAATCATAATATGTTTAATAAACCAAAATCTGCAACTGCAACAATCAAGGTGAGTAATTCTGATGAGAGTGGGAATAACAGCGTCGACGTTTGATTTGCTTCATGCTGGTCATGTAGAAATGTTACGTGAAGCAAAGCAACAATGCGACTATCTAATTGCATGTTTACAAATTGATCCGAGTATTGATCGTAAAGAAAAAAATCCACCCGTTCAAACGATAGTGGAAAGATATACTCAACTCGAAGCAGTAAAATATGTGGATGAAGTTATCCCATATTTACACGAATCAGATCTTGAAGATATTTTGCAAATGAGGGATGTACAAATTCGCATTCTTGGTGTAGAATATAAAGATACAGATTTCACTGGTAGAGATATTTGTAAACAACGGGATATCATACTATATTTTAATAAGCGTGATCATAGATTTTCAACAAGTGGATTGAGGGAAAGAGTAACCAATGCTAAAAACTGAAGATATTAGAGATACTTTTATTTACGCTTTAGATAATGAAAAGTTTCAAATTGATCGCACCGGTTGTAAAATGATTGAAATCATTGGTGCTAGTTTTGAAGCTGATCAACCATATATTTTTGGTACTCCTAATGATGCATACATTAAATCAGAAATTGATTGGTATGAGTCTATGAGCACTAACGTAAATGATATCCAGTATCCAAATGGAGTACCTGCTGCATGGAAACACAGCGCAAATAAACATGGTGAAACAAATTCTAACTATGGTTATCTAATTTATTCTGATAAATATTATAACCAGTATGGACAAGTTCTTGACGAATTGTTAGCAAATCAAGAAACTACTCGTCGAGCAACTATGGTCTATACTCGCCCGTCAATTTGGGAAGAATATAAAGAACATGATAAAAATGACTTTATTTGTACAAACACTGTTTCATATTATCTAAGACCAGAAGTTGGAGATGTTGAAAAAAACTTTGAATATGAATTACACGCTGTTGTCCAAATGAGATCAAATGATGTTGTGTTTGGTTATAAAAATGATTATGCTTGGCAAAAGTATGTATTGGATCATTTAGTAGATGATTTTAATTCACTAAGTACTGATCTACAAGCTACAGCTGGTAGTATTATTTGGCAAGTACAAAATCTCCACGTGTATTCTCGCCACTTTACATTAGTAGATCCTAACTGGAAAGAGTGATTTGTATATGGGATTAGATAAGTGGGATCAAAGATATTTAAAACTTGCTGAAGAAGTAGCAAGTTGGTCGAAAGACCCGTCACGCAAAATTGGTGCTGTGGCGGTAGGAGCCAAAGGTCAAGTATTAGCCCAAGGCTTTAANGGNTTTCCTCGAGGGATTGATGATAACGACGAACGTTATAATGATCGCGAAAGGAAATANGAGCTGGTAGTTCACGCTGAAATGAACGTAATTTATAATGCAGGATATAATGGAGTATCTTTAGATAATGCTACATTATATGTCACTGGACTACCAGTATGTTCAGAATGCGCAAAGGGTATTATTCAAGTTGGTGTAAAACGTGTTGTTATGCGCAACATGGAAATACCACCAGTTTGGGAAGTATCTTGGCGCAAAACTAAGGAGATGTTTGATGAGACTGGTATCAAATACGAATTCATTTGAAAAAGAAACAAAGGTGTTACCCATCATGGAAACAAAAACAACTAATGAAGATTTATTTTTACAATTACAGCAGCTGTCGCAACGCGTTAAACAATTAGAAATTGATTTAGCTTGGGCCACAAAATCAGCTGGTCAATCTGAAAACGTCAACTAGGGAACCGGGTTGAGGAGATTCTACGCTCCTCAACCCATTTTGAAAGAATTATATTATGATCGATTGCTTTATTATCCCAACTCTTGGTAGAGTCAATAAACAAATTACCTATAATAACCTACCAGAAGAATATCAAAATAAAACATTCTTTGTCGTACAAGCTCATGAATTTGATGAAATGGTTGAGATCTATGGCAATAAAGTTTTAAAGCTTCCAGAAGAAATTAATAGGATTGCTCCAACTCGAGAATGGATCTTTAACGAATTTAAAAATACTCGTCATATGGTATTAGATGATGACTTAGACTTTGTTGTAAAAGAACCAAATCCGGGTGAAGGAACCAAATGGCTAAGTCGTAAATTTACTCGTCAAGACTTTGATGATGCATTTAATCTAATAAATGATTGGATGG